ATTCTATGACGGAATCACGACAGCAGAAATACAAGAAATACTCATTCGCAGTGCTTCTGATCTTATCGACCTTGATCATCCTAACTACCAGTTCGTTGCTGCTAGGCTTCTTCTATTTTCTTTGAGAAAGCAGTTGTTTGGTAGAATGCGTGAGTGTCCAATAGTAATAGATCACGTTAAGAAGTGTGTTGCGAAAGGAGTATATGATGCTGAAATTCTTGACTTGTATTCCGAGGAAGAGTATAATAGATTACAATCATTTATAGATCACAGTCGTGACTTTCTTTTTACTTATGCTGGACTACGCCAAGTAGTTGATAAGTATTTGGTACAGGATAGGAGTACTGGAGAGGTGTATGAAACACCACAGTTCATGTATCTTATGATCGCTGCGACTATATTCTCAAAGTATCCAAAAGAAACGAGGTTAGACTATGTCAGAAAGTACTACGACGCAATCAGCAGACACCGCATCAACATCCCAACGCCCATTATGGCAGGTGTCAGAACACCCATACGTCAATTTGCATCTTGTGTTCTGGTTGATATTGACGATACCCTCGATAGTATCTTTAGCTCTGATATGGCTATTGGGAAATACGTTGCACAGAGGGCTGGTATCGGTATTAACGCTGGAAGAATCAGAGGAATCAACGCTAAAATCAGAGGTGGAGAGGTTCAGCACACAGGTGTTGTACCCTTCCTTAAAAAATTTGAGTCAACTGTCAGATGTTGCACACAAAACGGTATTAGAGGCGGCTCCGCAACTGTCCACTTTCCTATCTGGCATCAAGAGATCAGCGACATCTTGGTACTCAAAAACAACAAAGGAACAGAAGACAACCGTGTCAGAAAACTCGACTACTCCATCCAATTAAGTAAATTATTTTATGAGCGATTTATCCAAAACCTACCTATTACTTTATTCAGTCCTCATGATGTGCCTGGGCTGTATGACGCTTTTGGTAGCGATACCTTTGACGAACTCTATACTCAATACGAATCAGACGAGTCTATCCCCAGAACCACAATCGGTGCTCAAGAGTTAATTCTTGACCTCTTGAAAGAAAGAGCAGAAACTGGTAGAATATACTTGATGAACATAGATCATTGTAATTCTCACTCATCCTTCTTGGATAAGGTAGAGATGAGTAACCTATGTCAAGAGATTACTCTACCAACCAAACCTATACAACATATTGACGATGAAGCTGGAGAAATTGCTCTCTGTATCCTTTCTGCTATTAATATTGGCAAAATTAGGGATGTTTCGGATCTTGAAAGCCTCTGTGATCTTAGTATTCGGAGTCTTGATGAACTCATTGATTTTCAAGGATACCCAGTCAGAGCAGCAGAGATCGCTACAAAGGCAAGAAGATCCTTGGGAGTTGGTTTTATTGGACTCGCACACTACCTTGCCAAGCAAGGTGTTAAGTACGAAGATCCTGAAGCTTGGAAGTTAATCCACGATCTTACTGAAGTATTCCAATTTAATTTGATCAAAGCATCTGTTCAACTTGCAAAGGAGAAGGGTGCTTGTACTTATTCTGATAGAACTAAGTATTCTCAAGGTATTCTTCCTATTGATACCTACAAGGAAGATGTTGATGAGATTGTTCCTAATAACCTTAACTGTGATTGGGAATCTCTCAGAGAGGAAGTAAAGCAGTATGGTATTCGTAATAGTACTTTATCTGCTCAGATGCCTTCAGAGTCATCTTCTGTTGTATGTAATGCCACTAATGGTATTGAACCACCTAGAGGATATCTTTCTATTAAGAAATCAAAGAAAGGACCACTCAAACAGATAGTTCCTTCTTACAATACTCTAAAGAATAACTATACTCTTCTTTGGGATATGCCAAACAATACTGGTTATATCAATATCGTTGCTGTAATGCAGAAATTCTTTGATCAGGCAATCTCTGGTAACTGGTCATATAATCCACAACATTTTGATGAGGGAGAAGTTCCTACAAGTGTTATGGCACAAGATCTTTTAACTACATATAAGTACGGTTGGAAGACTTCTTATTATCAGAATACTTATGATGTTAAAACTGATGAGATTGATCTATCAGTTTCTAATACTAATGATGTTGGCATTCAGGGGTCAACTAGATTGGAAAACTTAATATCCGAATTAGAAAACCAAGAAGAGTGTGAATCCTGTGCAATTTAGAAAATCAACAGAAAGTAAGTCAATGGCAGAAGTTAAAGGAATGACTGTCTTCAATACTGAAGAGGTCAATACTAAGAAACAACCTATGTTTTTTGGCAAACCTTTAGGAGTTCAGAGATATGATAATTTTAAATATCCTTCTTTTGAGAATCTAACAAAGCAACAGTTAGGATATTTCTGGAGACCCGAAGAAGTATCGTTGCAGAAAGATCGTGGAGATTATCAAACGCTTCGTCCAGAACAGAAGCACATCTATACGAGCAATCTTAAATACCAGATCATGCTCGATAGTGTACAAGGTCGTGCTCCTGGTATGGCTTTCTTACCTTACTGTTCTCTACCTGAGTTAGAGGCATGTATGGAAGTGTGGTCTTTTATGGAGATGATCCATAGCAGATCATATACCTATGTGATTAAGAATGTATATGCAGATCCATCAGAAGTATTTGATAAGATTCTTAATGATGATAGAATCTTAAGTCGTGCTGCTAGTGTGACTGAATCTTATGATGACTTCATTAATGAAGCACAAGTATGGGGTCAAAGTTCTCTGTGGAGGGATATGGATAAGTCCTTGAACACATCCTTACCTGTTTTAGAAATGAAAGAGGTTAAACGTAAACTTTATCGTGCAGTAACTAATGTCAACATCTTGGAGGGTATTCGTTTTTACGTATCTTTTGCTTGCTCTTTCGCTTTCGGTGAACTCAAAGTCATGGAGGGATCAGCAAAGATTATATCCCTCATTGCACGAGATGAGAATCAACACCTTGCAATCACCCAAAACATTCTAAACAATTGGAGAAAGGGTGATGATCCAGATATGGTTCAGATAATGAAAGAAGAAGAGGAATGGACGTATAAGATGTTTGATAAGTGTGTGAACGAAGAGAAGATGTGGGCAGAATATCTTTTCAAAGATGGTTCTATGATTGGTTTGAATGATAAGTTATTGCATCAGTATGTTGAATGGGTTGCAAATCGTAGAATGAGATCTATTGGAATGAAACCTGTATATGATGTTGCTGCTAAGAATAATCCATTACCTTGGACAGAGCATTGGATTAGTTCTAAAGGATTGCAAGTAGCACCACAAGAAACAGAAGTAGAATCTTATATTGTAGGAGGAATTAAGCAAGATGTTAAAAAAGACACCTTCGCAGGATTCAAACTCTGATGAAGAGTTTAGAAGGATTTGGATGGAGATGGATCGTATAGAACCTCTCACTCCAACTCCTATTTGGCATCCAGATAATTATAAAAAAGTAGATGAATAAATACTAAGATATAGTGTCTGGAAACCAGATGAAATCTTTTAGTCAGTTTATAATAGAAAAGAAAGGTGATAATCCTGATATTGATCTTAGGTTACAAAGAGGTCGTATTGAGAGAAAGCAGGGTAGAGAATTAAATCCTAAAGAAGTAGAAAGATTAAAGAAAGGTGCAGGAAATGGAAATATTGGTAGTAAAGAAACTGATTTTAGAAGTTCGTCAAAAAGTGGTGCTGAGAAGTTTAATAAAGGCCAACAGAATGTTGATAAGATAATAAAAGGTGCTGAAGATACTAAGAATATATCAGGAGATTTAGCAAGAAGAGATGCTACAAAGGCAGGAGTAGGATCGAAAAGTACACCACAACAATTAAAAAGATCTAAGGGTTTTCTTGATAGAGTTTTTAAGAATTTAGAAAAAGGTACAGATAATCTTACTAAAAGATTAACGGGTAGATTTTCTAGACCTGCAACTAGAAAGGGTCAGAGACAACAGGAAGTTAGAGGAAGATCTGGGAAACCATTCTCAGCAATACAGAAAGATATTGATGCAAAGAATCCAACTCGTACTAGTTCTGTAACTGGTGGGAAACTTCCTGCTGGTGATGGTAGAAAGAATAATAAAGGTAGTGGATCTACTTGGAAGAAAAAAGGTGAGTGGAAAACTGGAGCAAATCCATCAGGTAAACCAGAAGTTTCAAAACCTAAAGCAGTAAAGCAATCTGAGGTTTCAAAAAAAGCAACTGAGTATACTCAGAAATATAATACATCTCAATATAAAGAACCAGTTACGCCAAAGTATTCTAAAAGTCAAAAATCAGCATTAACTGGAAAGGCAAATAAAGTAATTGATCAAATACGTGGTAAGACACCTGGTGCAAAATTAAGTGCTAGAATGAAGATTGCAGTTGATAGTTCTACAAAACCAGGAACATATTCTGATAAAGTTAATCAAGCATTAAAGTATAAAAAACCTACACCTGCTCCTAAGTCAACAGTTATTAAACCTGAAACCTTTAAGAGTACAAAGAAGGCATCAGTATCATCTACTGCCAAAAAACCACTACTTGATCCTGTAGATTGGAAAAGTGATACTAATGCTGAAGTCAAAGCAAAAGCAGCAAAGGCATCTAAGGCAAGAGAAATAAAACTTACTAAACCTTCAGACACAAAGTCCTGGTTCAGACCTAAAACTATTGAATCTGATAGTATACCAAAAACAACAACCCCTCCAAAAACAACAACCCCTCCAAAAACAAAAACTTCTGCTTTCACCAAAGGACTTGAAAAATCTAAATCTATAACTCCTGAAGTAGTAACGAAAACACCTTTCGATAAGGTGACAAATACAGCTACTAAAAAGTTAGTTAAAGATACAACTAAATCTGTTGGAAAGCAAACCTTCAAACAATTTGCTAAAAAAGCACTAACTGGTGTAGGAAGAGTAGCAAATCCTATTGCGACTGCAGCATTTACTGTAGATGATCTAGCAACTGGTTATAAATCTGAAAGAGCAAAAGGTGCTAGTAAAGGAAGATCAGTTGCTAAAGGTGTTACTAAAGCAGGTAGTTATCTTGGAGGTGCTGCTGCAGGTGGAAAACTTGGTAGTATGATAGGGACGGCAGTATTACCAGGCGTGGGAACTCTTGTTGGTGGTGCTCTAGGTGCTGTTGCTGGTGGTCTTACCGCATCTTCTGTTGCCAATAAAACATTTGATAAAGTGGCTGGCAAAACAGCATTGCAAAAGCAAATGGAAAAAAATAAAGTAAGAAGGAAAAAGTTAACAGGTACTTCAACTAAATCATCAGGTGTACCTGGTGGTTATTGGAAAGGTATGAATCCTGGTTTACGTGGTGGAGGAGTTAACATTTCGGCAAACTAATTATTTGTTATATAAATAATATGAATAGTTATAGCCTAATTGGAAACGATGTCTTATCAGATAGAGAATATTCGTGAGATATATTCAAATATAAAAGATCCTAACTCAGAATTTGCAGAAGAAATTGTTAATACTGTTGTAATACAGTTAATTAATGAAGGTTATTCTGATGAAGCTATTACTTGTTATCTGAATACTGAAGATGAAGTTGCCATAATAGAAAAATATATAAGTATTCCTGAAGGTATTGTACTTAAAGAAGAGTATTTAGAAGAGCGTATTGGAAGATTAATACAAGGTGCTGGTAAGGTTATTGGTAAAGTTGCTAAATTTGCATCAAAGCAGGGTATTAAAGATAGGAAAACTTTAACAACAGGTGCAAAGAATCTTGTAAATAAAATAACTGGTAAATCAAAAGATGCACTTAAGACGGTAAGTGGTAATCAAACTAGTAAGATGAATGCCATTAAGGATAATATAAGAACTAGAAATAATATGCCTCCTGTTGATCGTAGTACACCTGGTGTTTTATCAACTATTAAGAATAAGTCAAAGGATCTTGCTACTAATGTTAGTAAAACAGGTGGTAAGATTAAGGATACAGTTGTTTCTGGTGCGAAAAATCTTGGAAACAAAGCAAAAAATATGTCACTTACCAATAAAAGAATTGCTGTTGGAACTGGTATTATAGGTGGCACAATAGTTAATAATGCTATGAAAGATGGTAATAAGCAATATAAGGATTTAAAAAATAAAGTCGATAAGGAAACAGCAGAATTAGATAAGTTGGAGAAGAATTCAACAGGAGGACAAGGTAATCAAAATAGAAAACCTCCAAAACTTAGAAGAGATGAAGTTATAACTAAAGCACCTTCTAAGAATCTTTCATTTGGTGATGCTATAAAAGCTTCTGAAACAGAAGCAGGTAAGGATCTTGTGAAATCTGTAACAACATCATCAACACCATCAAAACCTTCAACAGCTAGTGGTAAAGAGTTGCCAAAAGCAAAAGCAGTTAAGAAAGGTTCTGCCAGAGCAAATATGATTGCTAAGAATAAAGAAAGATTTGGTGGTGATAAGATTGATAAGTTAAGAAGTAAGAATGCTGCTTTCCAAGCTGCTAAGAAGTCGGGAAGTAATTATAGTATGGATGACTTTGTAAAAGATTTCCCAAATTCTAACGCAGCAAAGGATAGAAAGAAGAGTAAGAGAGTTACTTCAGTAATGGATATGGAATCTGTTCAACATTCAGGTGAAACCGTAGATGAAGCACTGGGACTTAACCTTATCAAAGGTGGTATTAAGAAAACTGTAAGTGTAATAAAGGATAAGGTAGCACAATCTAAAGGGCAACCTACCAGTAAACAAAAAGCTGCTGCAAAAGCTGATACAACGAGTCCTGCCGCAAAAGCAGGTATGTCATCAGATCTAAGAGCAAGAGCTGCTGCTAAACATGCTAAGTTCAAGAGGGATAGAGCAGCAGGTAAACTTAAAAGTAAAACTACTACAGTTCAAAAAGTAGATCCTAATGAATCTGTTCAACATTCAGGTGAAACAGTAGATGAAGCATTGGGACTTAACCTTATCAAAGGTGGTATTAAGAAAACTGTAAGTGTAATAAAGGATAAGGTAGCACAATCTAAAGGGCAACCTACTAGCAAAGAAAAATCTGTTGCAAAAGCTGATACAACGAGTCCAGCAGCAAAAGCAGGTTTATCTGCAGATATGAGAGCACAAGCTGCTGCTAAACATGCTAAGTTCAAGAGGGATAGAGCAGCAGGTAAACTTAAAAGTAAAACTACTACAGTTCAAAAAGTAGATCCTAATAATGAATCTTATGATGCTTATGATATAGTTCTTGACTATCTACTAGAAACAAATCAAGTAGCGACAGTTGAAGAAGCAAACTATGTAATGCTTGAAATGGATTCTAAAACGATTCAAGATATTGTTAATAACAAATAAGATTATGGGGGTCTAACGACCCCCTTTTTTATTACCTAGTTACTGGTTTCTTAACCATTACTGATCCTTCTACAACTCTAGTTGTTTTACCTGTTGCATTACTAATCAATATATCGTAGAGATATCTTCCTGGTTTTATTGTCTCAGTAACAGCATCTGTCATAGATATTGATATTCTTCCTGTCGTTGGATCATTCGCTACTGCTACATTAAATGTTGCAACTTTACTTGATGATTCGTATTTTTTTAGTTCGGCACATCCTGTATATCCAGTTAAATCCATTAAAGTATTTGACTGACTATCTTCTAATACAAAGGTTTGTGCAAAATCGGTTCCAGCATATATTCCGATACTAGCTACAAATACTGCTGCCATTACTAATTCCTATTTTAAAATATTTATGATAAATCTTTGGTAAATGCACTAATCCAATCATTACCAGTAACAGTTATAACTGTTATATTTCTTTCAGTTAGTTTTGTAATTAGTTCATCATAGGATGCTTGAGCAGCATAATCATTTCTGTATATTGCAACTTTTGATCCATCTGGGATTCTATTTAATTCACAAATAGTATAATAATCTGATGTGTTTGCAGTTTGACCACTATCAGCATTAACAATTACTGGACCATATGTTAATCCATTTGAATCTTGTCCTACAATAGTAGAAGTATCATTTGTTGTTATTATATTAGATGTTGTTAATGCAACTCCAGTAAATCCACCTTCTCTTATTACAAGTTTAAATCTTTCTGTTCCCTCAGTTGCTCTATCACGAGTAATAGTTCTACTAAATGATGTAGAAGTTTGCCACACATAGATATTTCCTTGTAGTAGGGTATCACTAAAGTCGGATGCTGTAATATTTCCAGATAGACCTTCTTGTTCTGTTGTCCAGTAGAGATATTTGTTAAGTGATGTAGCAGGTGAGGTTATGGTAAATGTAACTGTACCACCTTCATTTACAACAGTTGAAGATTCTGTAATTGATGTATTCATTTTATATTAGTGGTTTAACATTTACTGTAGTTTCGTTTAAGAAATTATCAGGAGTTCTTGTATTATTATAATAAGTATTATCTGCTAATGTTCCAAATCCATTTGCGTGTGGATATATGAGATAGAATGGTCTATTTGGATATGTATTTCTAAATGTTGTCCATTGGGATTCCATAGTATCAAAGGATTGACCTGTCCAAGATGCTATTGCAATACAAGTTCTTTGATCGCTACTTGGTTTTGAAAATGCACAAGAGGTAGATATTCCTGCTCGTACATTAGCAGATCCTTCTAATACAACTTCTGTGTCTCCATTTGGTTTATGGACAAGAACATCATATACATGTCTCCCCGATTTCAAGTTTGATGTAGCCCATCCTGGTATATGAAGATTAATTTTTCCATTCTTTCTATCAGGAAATCCTACATTAAAACTAATATAAGATGAACTATCTACATGCTTTCTTAGTTGACATCTTGCTTTATAATTTGTTAAATCTATTGTAGCACCGCCACTTTCAAGAAGATCAAAATCTTGATCAAAATCTTCTCCTATATTAACTGTTATGTTATTTACATATACTACAGACATCTTTAGGTTATAATGATCTTAGATATTTATCTTCTATATACCTTGTAATACTATATTGTGATGAATAATTTTGTAATAATAGGTGGAGGAAATGCTGGTTGTATATCTGCATTAATGTTAAAAACAGCTTTTCCTAATAAAAATATAGAGATAATTGAATCTAAAAATATTAATATTGCTGGTGTTGGTGAAAGTTCTTCCGAACATATTTCTGATTTTTGTGAGTTTTGTGGTATTGATAAGATAGATTTTATTTTAAAAGCAAAATCTACATTCAAAGTTGGAGTTTATTTTGATAATTGGTCGGAAGAAGATTTTTTGCATAGTATAAATTCTCATAATGTATCTACAACTTTAGGAAGTTTTTTTCCATATTTACATCAAGTTGTTGCTAATAATAGACCAAATTATGAAATGAACTATAAAGGTTCTTGGGATAATCAAGTACCTCTTTTATTTTTTAATGATAGAGATCATACACCAACAAGACAATTTCATTTTGATAGTTATGCTTTAAATGAATTTTTAAAGGAAAGATGTTTATTGGAAGGAATTAAAATAGTTCAAGATGATATTGATTGTTTTGATATTGATTCCAATGGTAATATATTATCAGTTAATGGATCTAGAAAATATAATGCAGATTTCTTTATTGATTGTTCTGGGTTTTCAAAATTATTATTAGGTAAAGCATTAGGTGTTAAGTGGAAATCTTACTCTGAGTATTTACCTCTTGATTCTGCAATTGCATTCTCTACTGGGGAGATGGATGAGTATAACATGTATACAAAATCAACTGCTAGAGATTATGGATGGAGTTGGCAGATTCCAACTCAAGGTAGAACTGGTAATGGATATGTGTTTTCTAAAAAATTTATTAATGAAACTCAAGCACATGAAGAGATGGAAAAATCTTATGGTCATGAAATCGATATTAGTAAAAGTTTTAAATTTAATCCTGGTAGATTAGAGAGGGCATGGTATAAAAATTGTTATGCAGTTGGTTTATCTCAAAGTTTTGTTGAACCATTAGAAGCAACCGCTATAGGTAGCGTAGTTCAGCAGATGTTTGCTTTTATTCATACTTACCCTTCAAATAGCGTTGATGAATGTAATCAGATGGTTAATGATATTTTTGATAATATATTTGATTATGTTCAGGCACATTATCTTACAAAAAAAGATGATACTCCATTTTGGAGAGACATTAAAAATAATCTTAAATTAACACCATCGCTTCAAAATTTATTAAATAAATGGAAAATACGATTTCCACAATCTGATGATGTAATATGTAAGTGGGGTATGTTTACTGCAGTAAATTATATTCCAATATTATATGGTTTAAAATGGTTTGATTATCAAATGGTATGGAAAGAATATAAACATATTCAACATATAAAATTATTTAATTGGGAAGATACTAATTATAAGTGTAATAGTATGAGTCATAAGGATTTTATACATAATCTAAATAAAGAAAATTAATTAAGATTATGAAATGGAAGGAGATTATGAAAATCCCTGGTACTACAAAGGTACAGCTTTCACTTCTGACGATATTGGCGATTTCTTCGGTTTCGTCTACTGCATTACTAATATCAAGTCGGGTAAACAATATATCGGAAGAAAGTATTTCCAACAAAAACGTAAGCCTAGAGGTGGTAAGAGACGGGTTACGTCTGAGAGTGACTGGAAAAAATACTATGGAAGCTCTGACCAGCTTAGTGCAGATCGAAAGTTACTTGGAAACGCAGCGTTCAAACGAGAGATCTTATCCCTCCATACCAGACTCGGAGATGTAAACTATGAGGAAACAAAACAGTTATTTTTAAATAATGTTCTTCAAGAATCTCTTGACAATGGGGAACCAGCATATTATAATAGCAACATCCTTGGAAGATATATGAAAAAAGATTATGGATCTTTTGGAAAAAACGCTAAAGAATAGTTACGATTATGCAATTCATCGTATGGATGTATTGAGTAAGTTGGGAACTATTGAAGATATAGAAGATGCAGAATCGATTCGTCAAGAATTTAAAGAATGGATTCACCCAACTGAAGATGACCACGATATTCTTTCTCTTGAGTTCTTTGGAGAAGGAAGTGAGTTTGATAAATAAGAATTACTTAGGAGAAAAATTATGCAAAAATTAATAAATGTACTTGCTATTGCGTCTGGTGTTGTATCTGCTGCCGTTGTCGCTAGTGGTGTACTTGTATATGTCAACAGAGATTCAATTGTTGATAGTATCAAGTCTCAAGCTATTGAAGCAGTTACTGGGTCTTTAGGTGGTGGACTAGGAGGAGATCTTCCTATTGGTTCTCCTGATCTTGCTGCTCCTAGTGATTCTGCAACTGCACCTGTTCCATCTGGTGGTTTAGGAGTCCCAACTTTCTAGAATGAAAATTTTATTAGCTTCGTTATTGGCAGTAACACCTGTTTCTGCTTCTATAACTGATAACGCATTTCAAGAAGGATATTCAAAATCTCGTAATTGTTTTACTACAGAATATAGAGAAGAGTATGTACCAGGCACTGCTGACAGTCCTGGTTATGTTCAATCATTCCATGAAACTCATGAGGTTCCTTGTAGTTATGATGTGGATTCTTTGAGGAATGGTGGATACAAACGCAAGACCACAATACAATTTGATAATAATGATTGTACTGATGGTAAGATTGCTGGTGGATTAGTGGGTGGTGGACTTGGTGCTGCTATCTCAAGAGGAGATGGACGCTGGTGGGCAATTCCACTAGGTGCTGTTCTCGGTAGTCGTATAGGATGTGAAATTGAAGGTGGTTAACTATGGCAATTTATGATGATGTAAAGATCTCTATCAACCTTAATGAGTTGGTAGAGATCAGAGCGAAACTTATTTCTCAGTATGATGATTACTCAGAACAGGTAAACAAAGGTGAGTATCTAGATGGAGGTGATATTGATCGTATCGCAACTGGATTAAGAGACACTTTAACTTGGGATACTCTTTATCAAATGGTTGATGAGGCTGTCTTGGATTACTTGGGTATAAAAGAAAAGAATCCAAGTACAACTATTGAAACCATTGAGTTAACAATGGAGAAGGAGAGGAAAGAAAGAGAAAAGGAGTTTAAGAAAAACTTTGATCTAGTTAAATTAGAATCATCATCTTGGTCTATTGAGGTTCCTGTAAGAAAAAAATAAACTTGCTATATAGTAGGATGTTGCTATAATGGAATGGCAGAAGAAGTAAAAGAAGAGATTCTGGAAGAAGAACCCAAAGAAGAAAAGAAGGGGTTGCTTCAAAAGGCAAAAGATGCTATACTACCTGATGCTGATGAACAAGCAGCCATAATCAGTACATTCGTCAGAATTACTGTCCTTGCCTGGTCAGGTGGAATATTGACATTAAATTATGTTGCCATTCCAGGTGTACCACAACAGAAAATTGATCCAACTTTTATAGCTTCGGTATTTACTGGGGTTTTAGCTTCCTTTGGAATTCAGACCGCTTCTAAAAAGAATGACGGTACTATGAAAATGGATAAGAATGCTAACGGTAATGGTGGCGGTGGCAACGGTGGTGGCGGCATTAGCAAAAAAGACCTTGAGTTGTTAATCGAAAAAGCTTCCCAGACAGGTCCTACTCAAACAATTAAGATTGAGCAAGCACCTATTAAGATTAGTACTGTTGACGACAAACCAACAGATACATTCAAGATGTAAAATCCGTGTTTTTTATGATGGACAAACAAATAAATTGGACTAAGTGGTCCGCCCTTGGATTGGGTGGATTACTTGGTCTTTCGCATATTGGTATGCTTGTAATGCTTGCTACCAGAGACAATAGTAAGTATCCTAAGATTGCTATCCCACCTGTGAATCAATACTCTTCAGTTAGAGTAATGGCAGGAGAAGATGGATACAGCCTTGAGTATCGTGGGAATGATCCTAAGAGTATGTTTACTACTAAAACTGTAAACAGAGGTGGGTTCCTTAAGAAAGGTGATACAACTACTATTACACAAGAATATACTATGGATGGTGCTGTGCATCATGGCGGTCCAGTATCTAATGCTAGAACTTGGATTGATCCTGTAGCTGTAGGTAGTTTAGGCGAAAAAAAGAGTAGTGCCAAAACCGAGGAATGTATTGAAGCTAGAGGTGGTGGAAAATCCACAGGAAGAATTGTCGGTGGTAGCGTTGGTGCTTCTGTTGGTTCTGGTCTCTCCTCTATTCCTTTCGTTGGCTGGGTTTTGGCTGGTGCTGCTACGATGATTGGTATGAATGAAGGTGCTGATCTTGGTGGCGATGTCGCAGAAAGATTTAGTGATTCTTGTGAAGAGGAAATCTAAAGCAGACATTAAATAACTAACTAATTAGGAAAATGACCAATCCATATCCCAAGCCACGTTGGGATTTAGAGAATGATGTCCTTCGATTAGAGCAAATGATTATTATCTACGAGCAAGAAATCGAGAAATTGAAAATAGAAAAGAAAGAGTTAAAACAGGAAATTAAATTTCTTAGAACTCAACTTGAATATAAATCATTAGGTAATCCTAATGGAGAGCAAAATGTGGAATATTAATCTAAAGGAATCCTTTACCAAACTTAAGGATTGGGATAAGGCGATGGCAAAGAAAATACAAGACAAGTTTAAACTAACTGATTATCAGATGTTAGTTCTAGCATTCAGTAAAGGATTTATCATAGGTGCAATCCTATTATGATATTTGCAATACTGTATATACTAATAAGTGTTGCTATGCTAGGTGCAGCGTTTGCATTAATCTTTAAGAACTTAAGTGATATTAATAAAATTGAAAAAGGAGAATATAATCTTAAAGAGAAAACAACATTTGTTACTAAAACTGTTCATCCAGAGATGGAAGAAGTAGAAGTTGGTGACGAACTATTAGTTGTTAGGTTTGATGAACCTGAAGAGGAAGAAGATCCTAGATTCAAATTAGATTCACCAGAACTTCATAACCTTGGAGATTCTTTACATAAATCCTTACAGGATAGAATTGATGAATTAAAAGAGGATGAGTGACAATCAGTATGAGTATCTGAAAAGACAACATTATTTGGCAACACATATGGAACTTACAGAAGAGAATGTAGTAAGGGTTCTTGAAGAACTTTTACCCTATATTGAAGCAGATGGAGGATCTCTTCAGTTTGTAGAAATAGAAGAAGAAACTGGTATAGTAAAAGTTAGATTAGGTGGTGCATGTGAGACATGTGCTATGAGTGTTATGACTTTAAAGCAAGGTATAGAAAAGAAATTGATGAGTGAGATACCTGATTGTGTAGGAGTTATTCAGGTTCTCTAACAGTGTGTGTGAGTCCACACCTAACTAGGCAAAATTACTCAATCCATGCTATAAATAATAGCAGTACTGGGATTGAAAAATCATGCCCCTGACGCAACAAAAGCATTACACTGTCGGTTATCACGATAATCAACATAAGCATTATGAGATCTGTGAATACGCAGAAAATTCATATCAAGCAATACAAAACTGTAAAGAGGATATTCCTGAATTAGGGAATCATCCTTCTTCTATTGACTATTGTGTAACAGAAGAAGTTCAGAAGATATCTGATTTTCTTTCTTCTGGTATTCCAATGGGACACTAAGATGATTAAAAATAAGCACGAGATAATGTGGTGGATGAGTAGACTCACCATTATGGGAACATCTTTAGGTATGGCGACATGGCTTGCAGCACAAGCATATGTTTAGAATACTAATAGAATGGGTAGGGCAGAATATGAATACTCTTGCTCTATTCAGTTGGGTAATATTTTTACCAATAGGATTCATGACAATAGACGCACCAAGAAATCCTGAGAAATATAAACATAAGTAATGTGAGCGATATCGTCTGGTCAATAAATATTATGGTAGCCTTGCTATTAGTATTAGTAAGTGCTACAATATACTGGATTTTTAAATACGATGAGTGGTATCCTAACGACATTATTCATAGTCACATCTCCAATGAACGTGAATCAGATGATTCAGGAAGTACGGAATTGGCAGAGTGAACAAACTAGAACTCCAGCAGAGGAATCTATAAATAGTGCGATAGAAGACCTTTGGGAGAAAGAAGATGGGAGCGATGGTTCCACCGTCAAGGAAGAGTTGTTACAACTTCCGAGTGACGGAGAT